CTTCTCCGACAGATCGGATACTTTAGTAGCCATCCGGAGAAACTTGAAGCCCCAGTCTTTTCCTCGATGGAAGCACCGAAGGCAAAGAATCCTGTGGTTCCGAGTTCTGAGTTCAGCACTGTAGAGAATGCGCGAAGGTTGCTCGTCGGCCTTGGGGATAACCGGGGTCTCCCTACAAGAGAGATCCTGAGGGCCCTGGAGACCATCAAGTGTCCAGTTAAGGGAAAACGCCCGATTCAGACTCTCTACGGGATACTCTACAAGGACTCCAAGAGCAAGCATCCCAGGGTACGAAGGAACTCGAAAGGCAACTGGGAGTTAGCCTGATGGAAATGGCGGTTGCCTGCTTCACGAAACGCCCCGCGATGTATGGAAACATCGTTCAAAACATCCTATCTCAAACCCGCAAGCCTGACGTCGTCACGTTCGTCTCCCACCGTTTCGAGGGAGACATAGACCTGGTCAAACGGTCTCTGATATCCAAAGGGATTGTAACCTTTGCTTCCACCAAGGCAGACGACAACCTGACGCTCCATGATGTCCAGAGATTGGCGTACAGCACCGCGGATAGACTGATGGAGGATGGGATCATCTCTCAGTTCGAGGACGACGACTGGTACGGGCCTGGATACTTGGCCGAGGTTGAGCAGACATTCGCGGCCCATCCTGATGCGATTGCCACAGGCAAACCAGAATTTCTCCTTAGGTGCATAGGGAATAAGAAAACGACCGAAGCGCTTACCTTCGCCGGCTCCTGTGACGAGAATGGTAGTTGCGTGAACGTGGCCGGTCCAACCATATCGATCCACACATCTGCATGGCGCTCCATGCCCTGGCTTCGCTTCATTCCGGATGGAACTAGCCAGCGAGCCTTTCCCGACATGGCGTTCATCGACGCTCTCAGACAGCAATACGGGCATGGAGTCGCGCTGCCACTGTACTCGACCGGCCCGAAGAACTTTGCCCTTCAACGATATCAGGAAGCAAATCACGATCACACCTGGAAACACGAGATGCCGGAGTTCCGAGTAGATGGATCCCATCCATGAGCCTTCCGGGATTAGCTGAAGCTACAGCTGCGTTAGTGGCGAAAGGAGAAACGATATTCCAAGCGTACCGGTTTGCCCCAACAGACGAGGAACACCTGTCTAGGTTGCTAGAGTGGGCTGCCTTGCCGAAGAACGCATCAGTCATTGATCTGGGTTGTGGCATTGGTGCTGTCACAAGGCATTGGCAACAGGTACGACCTGACATATCGGTAACCCTAGTAAATGACTGCGCCGAACAGCTCAATTACGTGGACCATGGAACCAAGCACCTGTGCGATATGATCCAGGTTCCAGAACCAGACGGCAAGTTCGATGCCGCGATCTGTTTGTTTGCCATCGGTCATACGAGCAGACGCCTTGTTTTGAGAGAAATGGCACGGCTCCTGTGTTGTGGCGGGATTCTATTTCTATTTGATATGGCTCGAACGAGCGGGAACAACGATAGGATTGAGAGAGATCTGTATTACACCATAGAGGACAGGGAATACACGGAGCGACTTGCAAAGTCTGCAGGGCTCACCCTGGACTTCTACATGGAGCCGGTTGATCGAACCGGTTACGGGGAACGCTTACTGGGGGCATTGTTCGGCTACTACTTCGACGGCTGCAAGCCTGCAATCTGGAGATTTGTCAAGTGAGACGGAGTTCCGATGAAAGCATGGATTACGGTTGATGGGGAAGAGAAGCCGCTTGTGGTCGACTACGAAAAGCGAATTCATATTGACTTCAACCCGGCAGATCCCAACAGAAGGAAAAAGCCTACCGAATGGGTCCATCCGGAAGGAGTAGTTGAAATTGAGTGGGACCTTGCCGGATACTGTGTCGGGGTCAATGTGATTTCTGACCCATCGGTGATGCCAAAGTGAACTGGATAGAGTTAGCGGTTCTCCTCTTTGCCGGCGCCTTTTTTCTCTTCGGCCTGGCTACGGTCCTCTATGTCTCGTGGCGATACGCGATCATGGCGTTGTCGATGGACGCCGCGCTCCTCCGGGAATTCAAGGGAACGCCGCTACAGGCGCCTCAGCAGACGGCTACTTCAGTCGGATCCGCAAACTACCAGACCTACGGAAAGCCGGCCAAAACGGATGGCGGATTCTTCACCATGACGGACGAGCAGGCCTACGAGCAGGAGCAGATGGAACAGGCCAAGTCAACATTTGGACCTCACGCGACGGAGCAGGACCTTATTGACTATCTGCGTCAACGTGCCGTCGGCGCGGAAACGGATAAGGAAACATAAGGGTAGATAGAATGCTTCCTTGCATTGGAAGGACTCCGGCGTAAGCAAACCGAACTGGGCGAAGCCATAGACGCCCTGGACGCCAAGCTCGCCGAATCTCAGGGTGATCTTGGAAGGGCATTCGCGTCTCTCGGTGAGACTGAGATCGCGTTTGTCGCAGCTGAAGTCCAGAAGTGCCTCGAAAACCCCCGCTACTACCTCGAGAACTACCACTTCATCCGCACAAAGAAACTAGGACTGGTACCCCTCTGGCCGTTCTGGGACGCCCAGGAAGTATTTATGGCCTCCTTCGAGCGTCAAATGACGGCCGGAGAGGCAATCAGGATAATTGCGCTTAAAGCCCGCCAATTAGGCATCACATCAATTTCAGTTTCCCTCATGTGCTGGCTCGCTTTCTTCCATCCTAACTCTCATGTTCTGTCTATGTCGGACGAAGAAGACAGGACGGACGTGAACTTCAACATGGCCAGAACAGCCTGGGACAACTTGCCTTGGTGGATGAGGCCGGAGAAGCGGTACGACATCCGCGGGACCCTGCTGGGATTCGATAGAGCAAAGGAGAGCGAACGAAGAATCAGTCTTGGACTCCAGAGCCAAATCTATTTCGAGTCCGCGAATCAGCCCTCTGGTGCCGCCTACTCTAAATCTCTGTTTGGAGCTCACCTGGCCGAGGTTTCGCGTTACCGCAATGCGAATCCGATCACGGAAGGAATCTTCGGGTCCCTGGTGGAGTTGCCCAACTCCATAGGGATCATGGAGTCCACCGCGCGCGGTCGTGGTGGTGCCTGGCACAGGATCTGCAAAGCATCGGAGACTGGATCCCTGCCATGGGATTTTGTCTTTATTGAATGGTTCCGCGAGCCAGGATATTGCATTACGGTTCCTGAAGCATTCGAGCGAACTCAGGATGAAGCCGCTCTCTGCAAGAAAGTGAAGGAGGGTCAGGAATTTGAGCTAACTGATGGTCAGCTGGTGTGGCGTAGAAAGAAGATGTCTGAGTTTGAAGCAACGGATGGCGACTCTCAACGCTTTTTTCAAGAGTTCCCTGTAAATCCAACGGAAGCATTCGTTGCGTCCGGTCGAACAGCATTCTCGAAAAAGCGCCTGCAGGACATGCTGACTCATTTCTGCCGGACCCCGAATTGGATAGGTGAGATCCGGCTCGAAGCTGATGACAAAACCCCACGTCTGAGCCGAGTGGAAGACGGTAGGCTCCACGTCTGGGAGTTTCCGAAACCAGGTGAGGTCTACTATATCGGAGCTGACCCGTCGATGGGAGTCGAGGGCGGAGACCCAGCCTGCGCACAAGTGGTCTGCATACCTGACGAGATCAACAAGCCGATCCGCCAGGTCGCTGAGTGGCACGGGTGGATTGGGCCAGGGCAATTTGCCCGCGTCCTGGCTGCGATCGGCTACCTCTATAATACCGCGGAAATCAGCCCTGAATGTAATACGATCACAACCGTGGTAAGCGACCTGTGCAAGGTCATTATGTATCCCAAGTGGTACCGATGGATGCGCGAGGACAAAGCCAGGAATATGTACTCCAACTTTATCGGTTGGCAGACCACGTTCCGCAACAAGAACGAGCTCCTGGGTAGGTTTCGGTCTGCGCTGGATGAATGGACGGTTATCATCCGGTCGGAAGCGGATGTGGACGAGATGTTTGACTTCGTGGAAGTAGAGGAAGGTTCGGAGAGATACGAGGCCAGGATAGGCGCCCATGATGACAGAACGATGGCCCTTCTCATCGCCTACTACTGCGCCACCCAGCTCAGGCCCAGGATGGACGGCACGCTCGAGGAGAACAAACCGCCGTCAGACCAGGACTGGGCAAACACCGAGTTTTCTCCGATCTACGATAACAAAGACGATCTTGCTCAGGATAGAACAGGTGTACCAGACTTTTTCATGCTATAGGGAGACAGGGAAATGCCAGCGATAAAGAACAAACCGAAATCAGCGGACATCTGTCCGCTTTGCTACCAAGCCAACCTGGAGACGGAGCTTCAGTACCGACCAGGTTCCAAGTTCATGTACTTCTGCGAGAGAGGTCACGAGTACGACGACCGGGAAGCCCTTTCCAACCTGATGATGAAGATTGCCAAGGTCCGGGGATCGACGTCAATTCTTGCCACGCCTGATCCTGCAGCGGATCTCGAACCGGTGCCGGAGACTGAAACGCCAAAGGCGGAACGTGCTCCGGCGCCACCTCCTCCTGTGGGACTTCTGGTCAACGAAATCGACCAGGCCAGGCTCAAGTCTGTCCTGGGGAATTTCACAGACAGCTCAAGCCTGTATGGGGCGGTCTTCGCCCTGAATGAGGAGCTCAAGGACCTGAAGTCCAGAGTCGAGCGCCTGAACGGTCAGAAGGAGCTCATGGCAACTGAGAAGTTGGGAGGAGACATGCCTATCACGGTTCTTATACCCGAGGCCCACGTTCAGACCCTGAAGGACACCGCCGCGGGGTTTGGAATGTCGGTCGAGAAGTACATGACCGAAAGGGTAGCCGAAGGTCTTAAAAACTACTGGTACTCATAGAAAGGAGTCTCACGTGAGACTGATAAAAAGGATACGTGCGTTTTTCTTCCGCCCGAAGGATAGAGCGG